ACTAAAGGAAGCTACATCGTAGGGCATACATCTGTTAACCAGCACGGCAATTTAACAGGAGTTTTTGTTTGCCAAAAATGGAAAGGAGAACCCGGTGGCGTGATTGCGGAATGTCATGTTAACTGCCTGATTGAATCAGATGATCAGGCTTATGCAAACGCTGAATTCATAGCAGAGGCTAACCCGGCTACCGTGCTGGCACTGCTGGATGAACAGGAAAGAAACCAGCAATACATCAAACGCCGCGACCAGGAGAACGAGGAGATTGCGCTTACGGTTGGGAAGCTGCGTGTTGAGCTTGAAGCAGCAGAGAACAACCTTATTGATAGTGAATGCCATGTTGCTGAACTGGAAGAAGCTCTACGCGATAAGCAGGCGTTACTTGAAGCCTCAGAAAAGCGCAACGCAAAATTACAAAGCGAGAATGCATACATCCGCAACCGGTACAAAGAACTGGACCTATTAATCGGGAAAAACATTCTGGTCATGCAGGCTGCCATTATCGAATGGCAGGCAACTGGCGACGCTAAGAGCGGACTAGCATGGATTTATAACACACTGTTTGGCCCTGGCGAATTACCGGACGAATCTGAGAAAGATGCTCAGGCCTACTTTAATCGCAAATATGCACCGATTGACGAAAAGCTTATGGCGCTTCACAAGTGGTTTTGGGAACAAAGTGAAGCCGAGCGCGCCGCTGGCATTCGCATCAAAGGAGGTGAGTAATGCGTGTGGCATGTATCGGCTTGTTACCGTATCCGACTCGTTTTTGGGCTTCTGCGCTAATTGCAAAGAACATCATCCCGACACCAAAGCGCCGCCATACCGGTATTGCAGCGGCACGACGAGCAGCAAAGAGATGCAGGAGAGCAAAACGATGAAAAACCGTAAAGCAAAGATTCTGTTAGTTCGTAGAAACGCTCCTGGCGTCTGGCAGTGGGTGAGACTCAGCAACCGACGGATGGGGTTGATGAAATATTACGGGATGATGGATTGTGGTTTTTGCAAAAAGCCCAGCGCGGAGCAAAACCGCTGGAAAAACCACTTGCGCACTAAAGGAGAGTGATATGGCTATTGCTGCAAGTTACACCATGCATCTCTATTGTGATTGCCTCCAGTGTACAGATGGCAAATATAAGTCGCCAGACTTCGGTGAGTATATAGGTACGTCATGGGCTGGCTGTGCAAAAGAGGCGCGCAAGGATGGCTGGCGAATAAGCAAAGACAAAACGCGTGCTTTTGCGCCCGGGCATAAAGTTTTGAGGATTAACAAATGACCACTATTACCAAAGAGCGACTGCTGACAATCAAGCAGTGGCGCGAAACATACGGACCTGGTAGCAACGTTGTACTGCCAGCAGAAGAAGCGGAAGAACTGGCACGGATTGCTCTGGCAGCGCTGGAAGCTGAACCTGTTCTGTATCAGTCCTGCACTCGCCCCACTTGGAATAGCGGTGTTCCGTGGACGGAATGGAAAGAACGTAGTCGTGAGGGCTACGAAAACGATTTGCGCTTTACAGACACGCCTGACCATGCCGGTTGGATAAACAAATGCCGAAAACTATATACCACTCCGCCAGTTCCGGTAATACAGGCTGATGTCGCGCAAGCAATTGAAAACCTCAAGCAGAAGTTAGTGGAATGCAATCGCTATAACTACTGCGCAGATGCAGTTAAAGGCGTAGAGGATGCCTGCCGTGCTGTTAGCTATAGCCAAGCCGACAATCAACCAGCATCTGGCAACCAGGCTGCCGAATCCAATCGCGGTAATGAGTGGACTGGCAATCCTGATATTGATAACGCCATCATCATGCTCGACCGCATAGATACGCTGGAAAATTGCGATGATGACCGTATTGAGGCTGTTAAGGCTGTTTTGCGTAGACTGGCTGGCAACTCTCCGGTAACTCCGGATAGTTGGATAAGCTGTAGTGAGCGAATGCCGGAAGAAACGGGTGACATTATTGTTGTTTCTGATGGCATTGTAATGTCAGGGATTTCTTATTCTCGTCGTGACGGGTTCTATATAGCCGCATTGGAGTACGACGACGATGAGCCAATTGGCGGTGTAACCCACTGGATGCCGTTACCAGAACCGCCGCAGGAGGCAAAATGATGGATGTAAAAGAGAAGGTTTTGCAGGTGATGCGTTCCCGTGCTGCCCTGCAAGAGAAAGCTCTCGGCGGGGAATATCCATTCAGGATGGCAACCTGGAATTTGCGGTTGGCAATGGAGAAGGAATTTCCTGATGAAGAATGGCGTTCGGCAGATTTGCGCAAAATTCTTATGGAGCTGGCTAAAGACGGAGCAGTATCCAAAGATACCTATGCCAGCCGGATTGGTCAGGCGGTATGGAGACTGGAGGTGCGGTAATGGCTAACCTGCAACTTGCCGTTAAAGGTGAATACTTCGATGCCATGATTCGCGGGGAGAAAACAGAAGAATATCGCCTGTGCAATGACTGCTGGAATAAGCGAATTATGTTCCGGGAATATGACCGCCTGATTATCACAAAGGGATATCCTAAGCGCGAGGATTCCAGTCGCAGAATTGACGTTCCGTATGACGGATATGAAATCAAGACAATCACACATCCGCACTTCGGTGATAAACCGGTAAAGGTGTTCGCGATAAAGGTGAATATCGGCAATGAATAACAATCCTCGCACTCGCGGGGATTTCTTTTATCTGAACTCGCTACGGCGAGTTTTGTTTTATGGAGATGATTATGGCCTGTTCAACATTCAACCCTCTAACGTTACAGAAATACCAGCCAGACCCTGAAGATTTATGCTCACTGTGTGGCGGAAATCATGGCAAAGCCGCCATGATCGAATGTAAAGACAAAATCCACATTTGCCTTAATTGCGTTGATGTCCTCGTTGATATCAAAAATGAGAGAGAAGATAAAAAGCGTAGCGAGGCTGTTCGCGCCTTAGATTCATGGATGCGAGATGGGTATAGTGCCGCGCAAATTTATGACTTAGCAATATCAAAAGGCGAAATACCAGGAGTGCGCATCGAATAAGACGTAACCAATATTCGAATTGAAGAACTGAAAGAACACCAAGCCGCCTGATGGCGGTTTTTTCTTACACATGCAGAGGCAACTTATGCGCGAGTTAGTAAACCAACATAACCATGGCATTCAGCCAGTCATCACACCTGTTGTACAGATAAATGCGAATGAATGGGTAACACTGGAGCTTTTAATGGCTGTAACAGGCCTGAGAAAAGGAACAATATTACGCGCCAGGGACAGTGCGTGGATGAACGGCAGAGAATATAAACAAATCGCCCCCGACGGAACGCCAAAGAAAAACAGCGAATGTCTCTATCATCTTCCTACCATCAACACTTGGATCAAAAACCAACCCTTACCATCTCAGGATGTTTAATTCTTGTCCATAAGAGTATAACCTGAGCGTGCTCTTGGACGCAGGAGGAACAATGGCGAATTCAGCCTATCCAGCCGGCGTTGAAAATCACGGAGGAAAACTCCGAATAACGTTTAAGTACAGGGGTAAACGAGTGCGCGAAAATCTTCGCGTGCCCGATACACCGAAAAACAGAAAGATCGCTGGTGAGTTAAGGGCTTCGGTCTGCTTTGCAATCAGAACAGGAACGTTTGATTATGCCGATCGATTCCCTGACTCACCTAACCTGAAGCTATTTGGCCTGGTAAAAAAAGATATCACCGTCGGTGAACTGGCACAGAAATGGCTTACTCTGAAAGCAATGGAAATCGGTAGTAACGCCTTAAATCGTTATCAATCAGTGATGAAAAATATGCTACCGAGGCTTGGTCCTGGCAGGCTGGCGTCATCGATTACAAAAGAAGATCTGCTGTTTATCAGGAAAGATTTACTGACCGGGGAAAAGGGAAGCAGGAAAACCAGCACGTCCCGAAAAGGAAGAACCGTACCCACAGTGAACTATTACATGACAACAACAGCCGGAATGTTCAGCTTTGCCGCCGAAAACGGGTATCTGGAGAAAAACCCGTTTAATTCAATAACACCGCTGAGGAAATCAAAACCAGTGCCGGATCCACTGACCAGAGATGAGTTTAGCCGTCTCATTGATGCCTGCCATCATCAACAGACCAAAAACCTCTGGACAGTGGCTGTTTTTACAGGGATGCGACACGGTGAAATTGCCGCACTTGCATGGGAGGATATCGACCTGAAAGCTGGCACGATAACAGTGCGACGAAATTTTACAAAAATAGGTGATTTTACGCTACCAAAGACCGACGCAGGCACTAACCGGGTTATACATCTTCTGGCACCAGCAATTGAAGCACTTAAAAACCAGGCGATGCTTACTCGTCTTAGCAGGCAGCATCAGATCACTGTTCAATTACGCGAGTACGGAAGAACAATTTTGCACGAGTGCACTTTTGTTTTCTGTCCGCAAATCGTTCGCAAGAATCACAAGGCGGGTATTAACTACGCGGTAAGCTCCATCGGAGCGACATGGGATTCAGCAATAAAAAGAGCGGGTATCCGATCCCGTAAAGCGTATCAGTCACGCCATACCTATGCGTGCTGGGCTTTATCTTCCGGAGCAAACCCGACATTTATTGCATCACAGATGGGGCACTCCAGCGCCAGCATGGTCTACAATGTTTATGGTGCATGGATGCCTGAGTGCAGCGTGACTCAGGTTGCCATGTTGAATAATGTCCTTAATGCCCGTGCCCCAGACGTGCCCCAAAGTGACCAGGAGGATGAAATAAAATTATATTTTTCAAAATGATAAACCATATCCTTAGACATGTTGAAACGATGGCACGCGCAGTCGCTGAGGGTGCAAGCAAAGTGGATGGCGCTGAAGTTGTCGTTAAGCGTGTACCGGAAACCATGTCGCCGCAATTATTTGAAAAAGCAGGCGGTAAAACGCAAACTGCACCGGTTGCAACCCCGCAAGAACTGGCCAATTACGACGCCATTATTTTTGGTACACCTACCCGCTTTGGCAACATGTCCGGTCAAATGCGTACCTTCCTCGACCAGACGGGCGGCCTGTGGGCTTCCGGCGCACTATACGGAAAACTGGCGAGCGTCTTTAGTTCCACCGGTACTGGCGGCGGTCAGGAACAAACCATCACATCCACCTGGACGACCCTTGCGCATCACGGCATGGTGATTGTCCCCATTGGCTACGCAGCGCAGGAATTATTTGACGTTTCACAGGTTCGCGGCGGTACGCCGTACGGCGCAACCACCATCGCAGGCGGTGACGGTTCACGCCAGCCCAGCCAGGAAGAACTGTCTATTGCTCGTTATCAAGGGGAATATGTCGCAGGTCTGGCAGTTAAACTTAATGGCTAA